TATTAGATGCTGTAGGAAGAACTATTAATTCTGTTGGAAACAGATTGTCTTCACTACCTGAAGATCAGAGACCAGAGAAAGTTATCTTTGCTGTCATTACTGATGGTTACGAAAATGCATCAAAAGAGTTCAAAAGAGAAAAAATTTTCGAAATGGTTACTCATCAGAAAACCAAGTATAATTGGGAATTTTTATTCTTAGGGGCAGACATTGACGCATGGGGTAAAGAAATCGGAATAACTAGCAACGTTAATGTTGACAAAAATGCAATGTTTAGTAACATGAGCAAAATGTCATACTATACTGCTAATTATCGTACAGATAGTGCTAACTTCTCAACCAGCAACTTCTCATTATCTGATGACCAGGTTAAGGAAGAGATGGAAAAACTATACGATAAAAATAAAAAATAATTAATTATGGAGAAAATGGATTGGACACACAAAGATGTGACTATTACAGACATTAGAAAAATTTCTAATTTGTACATCATTTCGATTGATGACAAAAAAGTTACACCACCCATGTTGGTGAACGAAAAAATCTTTAGTGAAAGACTAAAGTTATACTTCCTAAAGGAAGCTCATAGAGTTACAAGAGAAGAAATTCTCGGGGTTAAATGGAACATGTACATTACTAAAGGCTACTACATCAAAGTTTATGCTGAAGACGATGTAAAGAAATTTGATATGGACGAAAATAAATTTTATGTTTCATATCTTGAAGTTGCCGGACCTTTAGCAACGTTCCAATCTGTGTACAAACCACCTAAGGAAACTGAGGTTAAGAAGTAAAAATAAAGAGGGAGTTTCAAAACTCTCTCTTTCTCTTTAATATAATAATTAAAAAGTAATTATGTCAGACAAATTTAAAGCAGCAGGTGTTCAGGCACCAAGCATTACACCTGAAATGATTCGAAATTCAAAAACCATAGCATGTGAATGCGGAGGAATGTTATTCGAAGAAAAGATTATTTTCAAAAAACTTTCTGCAATTATTTCTCCATCTGGTAAAGAGGAAACTATTCCTATGCCAGTTATGGTATGTACTAAATGTGGTTTAATTCCTGCGGTTTTTGATCCTCAGAATGTAATCCCAAAAGAATTAAAAGCAATCCTTACAGATTCACCTGTAGCAGATGCAACTTTAAGAGTAATAAAAGATTAAAATAACTAAAATACAAATTTATGTCAGAAAAACAGTTTTATAAGGCAAGTGTCAAAGTCGAGTACGAAGACAATAAAGGAAGAGTTAAATATCGCAAAGAAGAATATCTTGTAAATGCGGTTAACCCAACTGATGTTGAAGCGAAAATTAATAAGGAAATGGAAGGAACTGGTGAATTCGAAATCGTTTCAATAGTTCTTACCAAGATCTTATCAGTTCTTGACTAACATTTTAGGGGTCATGAATAAATAATTAAACAACTAAAATTATTTATTATGGCTATGTATAATAAATCTAAGTTTAGACTTAGCGAAACCTTTAATAACGCCAATGGTAAGACCTCAGGTTCTGGATTCATTGGCGTTATTATGGGTTTAGTTACTTCAGCAGCAATTGTCGTATTGGTTGTTGGATGGTGGTTGGGAAAACCAGAGGTTTTGGATATGTTTGAAAAGATTCTTCAATTAGGAATGTTGTCAGCTGGTTTATTAGGAGTTAGAAAGATAAGCGGCGTATTCATGAGCAAAAACGGAAAAACTTCAGTAGATGGTGACAATGGAGATGAAAATGGAGAAGAAGATAGAGGACATCGATATTATGGAGATGCAGCCGGAGGACAAACTGATACACAAAAATAGTATGCCTAATTTTTATGATTTTTCAAAACTAGAAAATGTAAAAGAGACGATAGCAAATCCTGAAGGATGGGTGAATCCTCTCATCATTGAATATGGGGTTGGGTATCATGGAGAAATTTTATCATATTATTGGAGAATTAAAGGTACAAAACACACATTCATTATTCCAATTTTGAGAATAGACTATTTAAGTGAAGGAGAATATTCAACTCATTTTGAGGAAGCATTAGAAGGGTTTAGAGAAGATTATTTATCATGGGCACGTCAAGATTTTTTTGCTCCTTGGATGAAAGAATATAGAGATGAATTTAAAAAATTTATTGTTTAAATTTGCATTTATCGCCGTGATATTTGGCATAATTGGAAATATCAATATTTTTTGAACAATACGGACAACTCTTTAATGGTTTATTTTTTAAATTTTTTCCAAATCCACGACCTTTATTAGATTGACTAATTTTTAATTTGGTTTCTTCAGACAATTTTCTACCTTTTATTTTTTGCACCCGTTTAGAAATAGAATCCGCAGATTGTTTTAATCCTTTATGAGATTGGCTCATTTTTTCGCGCGTTTCTATTGATATAATTTTTCCTTTTTCTGAATTACTAATTTTTAATTTAGTTTCTTCAGAATGTAATCTTCCGATGTTTGATAAAGATATTTTTTGATTAACAATTTGCCCTAGATTACCTCCATCCCCTCCTTCTGATAAATTATACCCATTCGGAAATAAGGTATTTTTTTCTTTGATCCAATATCGCTCTTTTTCTTGCCAATTATCTTCTGTACAAAATTCTAAAATTTGTCTTTTAAAATTTTTCGAGCCATATTTACGAATTTGTCTTTTTAGTATTAATCCGCTTCCTAAATATGGCTCGTCTAAATTATTTGTGCATCGAAACCCAACATAACTCTTTCCATTATTAATATTTGTAGTTAAATAAATAAAATAATATGATTTCAAACTTTTCTTATTCATAAAACTTTAGGTCAATTAATTATATAAATTATATATCATAAATGAAGGCATGAACATTTTAAAGAAGTTCTGGAATAAAAAGAAACCAGATGATATATATAAAAATACAGAAAAAAAGATTGAAATAGTAAACGATCCTTCAATTAATATGGATGTTGAAATTAAAGAAGTAAAAATAAAAAAGATAACTATTAAACAATAAAGTAATGGCTAACAGATATTTTCAATGGGTAGCTGGCCAAAGACGAGGAGACGTTCTTGTTTTAGACAAAATTGAAGAAGAAGATGGAATTATTTATTTGTCTTTCAAAGATAATTCTAGAATAAATTCAGAATTGGTAGCTGAGATAAATGTTCGTGATCTTACTGGCAAAATGATGGCTGAAGTAGAAAGCCCTAGTAACATTTGGAAATTTCAAGAAGAAAAATCCGAAGATGATAAACCCAGAATTGAAAAAGATTGGGAATCACAAGAAGAATATGAAATTCCTACAGCTGATGAAATTGCTAACGCGGATTTAACTGGAACAGGGGGAACCATTAAACCAAGACCTAAATTAAAAAAGATTCAATTAATTCCTCCAAGACCAACAAGAAGTCAATTTGGAAAAATTACATCTGCTGATCTTGATCAACCTGTTGCACAGGCTCCAAAAAAACAACAAAATACAAACGATCCGGTTTGGCTGATGATGGAAAAAGCAAAGAAATTTGATACTCCTGTTTCGGTGGAACTTGTTATTTCCTTGCCAGCTAAATCTTTATATGACGTTGCTAATGAATCCTTTGAAGATGGCGGTAAAAAAGTTATAGATTACATAATTGATAATCTAGATGATACCAAAATAAAAGAAAGTTTAAGACAAGCATTGTTATCATCATATAATGTTCCAACATCAACTAAAACATCGACATTTGCGGACTATTATACACCAGAAACCGTAGAGGAACCAATTGTGGGACCAGCTAAACAAATTCCGCCTCCACCACCTCCGCCACCTCCAAGAATTTTAAAAGAAGGAGCCGAACCCCCACCACCTCCAGAATCGAAAAATAAATAAATAAAACGATGGAGAAAAAGATCAATAAAAAATTAGTCCTTGAAGGCCCCTTTGAGGATATTATTGAAATCGAAAATCACTATTATCTTGTAGATAAAAAAGATAAAATTTGTGTGCTTCCATATACTATTTCAACAAATAGTTTATTGGATAAAATTGGCGTTATCAAAGACTGGAATTATATTGAAGAGGAAAAAGTACTAACTCTACTCAATGATTATGTTTATGATAGTGATGATACAGACCTAGTAGCCGCTAATAGGGTATTGTTTGAGGTCCTTGGGGTCAATGTTGATGATGCCAATGTATGGTTATATCTTGGTGATCTTTTTAGTAACATGGTGTCTGATTCTCCTATAAAAGTTTATGCAGTAGATATAACAAATATTGAAATTAAAGCACAAGAAACAGTTGAAGAAGAAGAGAAACGAAAAATGTTTACTCTTATGGATACGGCAAAGGTTATTCAAACTGATGATATATTATTTTTGGCCGCTTACCTTAGATTATTTAATTATTTTTATGTTAAATCATTAAATCAAAACAAAAATGAATAGAAGAGAAAGAAGAAACTTAGAAAAAAGATTAGGTTTACAGAAACATGCTAAAACCCTAACACGTGAAGAAAAGTTTGAAAGAATGCGTCAAAATATTATTGAGGGAAAGAAGAAAGAAGCTGAAATGAAAGAAATGTTACGTGTTAAAGAAAATGGAGAACAAGACAAAATAGACAATAATAAAATCGCATCAATGGCAACTGATTTAATGATTAAGGATGGAATGTCATATATTGATGCGTTAGAAAAAGCTAAAGAACTTTATCAAAAAGAATTAGAGGCAGCAAAGACTGAATAATGAAG